ATGGTTTTAACTTTCGCAAACGCTCGCCCGATAACCGGCTGACCGGCGATTCGTTTCGCCAGCCCCATTTCGACTGACTGCTGAGCGTTCAAGTATGTTTCGTTTTTCAGAATCGCCTTAATCTCGTCCTCGCTCTTTCCGGATCGCTGAGCGTAGGCAGACACCATTGACGACTTGAGCTTGCCGAGCATCTCGGACTGGCGGGCAAAGTCTTCGTCGTCACCCTCAACCTGTGCGTAAGGATTGTGAAGCATCATGTAGCCGTTGCTGCTGATTTCGACGTCATCGAATGCACAGGCAATGAAGGAAGCAATTGAAAACGCTGACGACTCAATTGAAAGCGACTTCGGCCCCTGATACGCGGCGAATGCGTCATGAATTGCAAACCCTTCGAAGACAGATCCGCCCTCGCTGTGAATCTTTACCGCAATTGGTTCCGTGCCGTTTTCTGGCAATTGCTCACGAACCATCGCTGCGGAGATTTCACCGTCTCCGGTTCCAATGACCCCATCGATTCGAATTGTTTTTGTCATGCTGTCACCTTGGCTTTTGCCTTGCGTTTAGCCGCTGGTTTCGGTTTCTCCGGTGGCTGCTCTGCCGTCTTCTCCTGCACAGCAATCGCCGCTGGATCCTGCATCGCCATTGTGGTTCCGGCTGGCATCGGCAACGCGATCAGATCCCGCCACGTGATCTTTGGGCCATCCGGAAACGCCGCGTTGATCTTTGCAGCTTGCGACTGCGCCTTGTCGATTGCGAACGCATTGTCAGCAATTGATTCTTCCGCGATCTCTTCCCAGTCTTTGCCTCTTGCCGCGTGCAAACGTCGCGGAGACGTCAACGCATTCTTCAACTGTTCAGCATCGCCCTGAGCGTCCGCAACTGGTTCGATGTAGCTCCACGTCGGCAGGTTCCAATTGTGGCGGAAGATGCCGTCACCGAGTTTGCTGGCAGCCTTGCGAAGTGCAGCGTCTTTTGTTTCTTTTAGGTGCTGAGACAACTTCCAAATGTACGCCGGTCGGTTCAGGCGTCTCACCAGATTCTGCTGGTCGGCAACGAATCCTTTGCGAGCCTCATCAACTGCCCCACGCCATCCGGAAAAGTTAGTCTCGCTGCCGTCCATCAAGACTAGGCAGAGAGGCAAGCCGAAATTCACGCCGATGATTTGCAGGATCAGTTTGACCTGCTGAAAGTATTCGGAGTTAGGAACGTTCGGGCTGAACCCTTGCAGTTCTTCCCCAGGCTGGCCGATGACTTCCATACCGGGCGAAACGCCTTCAAGCTGTCGCGTTCCGGCCTGAGTTGTTTCAACCGTTGCGTCACCGTAAGCACTGTCGGCAGATGGCAGGCGATTACCTCCAGCCGCCATCTTTCGGAACACCGCAAAGCAACTAACAACTTGCTGCTGCACGAGCTTTGCGAAGTTAATGTCTTCCAGCATCCCGGAGATGCTGAACACCGGAGCCAACTGGGTGACGCCCCGAGTCGGGTTTACCCGTTTCGGGTTGTAGACGTGAAAGACCTGCCGGATCCCGTCTTCATTGCGGACATCAATCGGAGTGCATTCGCCAAACTGGCCGAACTCGCTCAGCTCTTCCGCAACGTGGTATTGCTCGCGACGCCCGACTCGATTCGTCGTGACTCCGAGAAACGTGTCCTCGACCTTCGACTTCGTGCGAATCAAATGTGATTCCAGAAGCTGGAACGGCCCTTCTTCGGTTCCGGTAACAACAATATCGCCGTCGACCGATTCGCTGCGGCAAGCCTGACGCTCGATTTCCTTCCAGGTGAGTTCACCAGCAATGTCGCATTGATCGGGGTCAGTCGAAACATCCTCCCACCATTGCCACAGTGCATTGTCTAGCCCCTTGTCGCCAGTCTTAGGGTCAAGCGTGAATCCACTTTGAACGATGTTATCAACGCGACGATCAGCCAGAATGCCGACAAGTGCGTCATTGCGATCCATGTCCCGAGCTTGCTCAATTAGCTCGTAATACTTCGACTCGGTGCGAAAGTGATAGTCAGGACCGCTGCCCATCGTGGCAACGCCCGTGCGTCGTCGAACAAAGCGACTGTGCCGCGTGGCGTCGTAGTCTGCCCGAATGTCAGCAAATGCGGACTGAATGTTGTTCGGGGCTTTGCTCATCGGAAGTTCGTCCCCGCTCCAAGGAATCGAACACTGCCGCCGCCTGAACCGTTCGTCGCTGGATTTGCCGCAACGAAGTCACGCGCCCGCTTGAGCAGGCTTTCAATTTTATCTTTTCCAATTGACAAAGAGCTGCTCTGGTTGCTCGCAGACTCTGGACGCAAAATCAGCCAGCGTGTAGCCGCCGTGATAAACGACTTGGCGCGTGCAACGCTGGCGACTTCCTCAAAGTCTGCGTATTCGATCAAATCTGATTCGATGTCCGCGATTACCATGCACGGACGATAACACGAAATTTGATTCGTGAAATATGTAGCGGATAATCAGATTATCAGTCGACGATGTTTTCGAGAATCCACCGCACAGCCTGTGCCCGATTGTTCACCGGCTTGCCGTCTGCAGTTTTCGCTCCGCTGTCTTCCAGCGTCCGCAACTTGTCCCGGAGAATGCGAGCCTGAGCGCGTGACATTCGCACATCGACGTTGCGGGGGATGTAGCCCTCACACGCCGGAGGATTCTCCAGCTTTGTCGCGACTGGTTGCCGAGGCTGTTCACTGACTTCGGTGCCGTCAATTCGTGGAAGCGGTTTCGCCATTATCGTCTCTCCGTTGCAAGGAATGGTTGCCCGTGAGGATTCACAAGCCGTGGTTTCGGTTCTGCCTTCTGCACTTGCTTGATTGGTTCCTGCTCTGGGGCCACAAGCCTTAACCCAGTGCATCCGGCCGCAGCACATGCCAGTGCGTAGGCGTCAAGCCAGTGGTTGTTGTTTTTGTCGTGGACGATCCATTGACGCTTATTGACTTTGCCATCGACCGGCACGAGCTGTTCCGATTCGCTCACCATGTGGCGGGCAAACTGTAGATGGAACTTCATGTCGGCATGTGGCGGATCGAACAGAGCAACGCTTCCGGCCAGTCGGGTCTGATCCATGAAGGCATCAACCAAGAATCGATCCTGCCCCCACTTTTTCCAGAACTCCGTGTTCACGTTGTACAACCACATTTCGCGCCGCTTACTGTCGGCCGTCTTGTGTGCGTAAGCCTGCAGGAATGGCTCATAGTCCTCGGTTTGCTTTTTCTGCCGGAATCGGTCCATGCTCCAGCCTTTTGACGGATAGAACGGGGCTCCCATCTGATGGCAGAACTCGTAAATCGATTCTGAGAAGTCCCCCGAGTCAACCAGCACAAGCAGCGGCTGAGCGTCCGCGAACACGTCGCCGTCAGCGAATTGCTTCAGGCTTTCAAGGATGGCCAGTTCAATCGCCTGCTCGCTGGAGAATTTCGACAGGCCATGAGTTTCGACCACTCCATAGTCCGTGATCCACGAAACAAGCTCACGAGTGCAGGACAGTTTGACCCAGTGTGATTTGTATTTGCCGATATCGATGCCTACGAATGAGAACACCCGAGCGTCCGGAACTTCGCCCTGCTGCAACCCCGACAACTGGCCAGCGACTCGCCCAGGAGTCAGCGTCGACGTTTCGGCCTGTTCCTCTGGATCTGGATCGTTCTGATACTCAGCCTTAAACGCTGATAGATTTGTGTCCGCGATTTTGTTGTACGCTTCCTGAATCGCTGAATGCACAGCCTGCCGTCCGTCCTTCAGCGTGATCTCTTTGAAGTTGTCGGCTAGCATCACAACGCCCGCGTGCATCGCGTCACGATTGGCTAGGTAGAACTCGACCGCATCCATTCCGTGTCGGTCGCCGTCTCGCTGTGCCTTCCGTCGCCGGGCGATGTATTCGTCCCACAAGTCCAACCGATCCGGCCACGTTTGAATCCAGCCGTATCGTTCGCCCTCCCAGGCTGGTTTCTGCTCCGGGTCAGTGAACTGAGCAGAGACGCAGTACGTGTTCTGCAGCGTCGTCACCATCACCATCGCTAGCGGCTTGTCCTGACCCTCCAGTCCTTCAATATCCTTCTCGATAATCTCAATGCGGTCTTCGATCTGCTGGAGACTCTTGGCTGATTCGCGGGTTTCCGGGTCGTCGATGATTAGGCAATCGGGCCGATCGTCGTCGATATTCATTCCCCGAAAGGCGGCATCGAGACCAGCGAAGGCCATCTTCACCCCGCCGAATGGAGACCACTCGCGGCCCTGTGATTTCAGAAAGTCGTTAGCGTTCCCTGGCACTCTGGGAAGTCGCAGGAAGTCTGTTGAACTCCAGTTGATGTGCGTTAAATGCCCGTCGACGTGTTGACGTGCGGCTCGCTGCGGAGCCCCTTCCAAGTGCCGTACCGGTGCGCAAATTTCAGGGAAGTCAGCAAACAGTAGGTCGTTGTTCCCCCACTCATTTCGATAGTCTCGATAGATTCGGCCGGCGAGATTGGTTGTCGCGCAGATCGGCACGATAAACCGCACGAGTTCACGAGCCGTCGCATAGATCAGCATTCCTTTCACAATCGTTGACTTGCCACGACCACGGGGAGCTGCAACTGCTTTTTTGCCGCCAGTCGTGGCTCTGTCATGGATTGTCTGAATGATGCGGCTGTGAACCTTGCCGAATGACTGGGTGAATTTCTTCGGCATGTAGGTGCGAAGGAACAACTCGGGATCTGCAAGGCATCGCAGGCGGCGAGCAGGATTGACGCACTGAGGAATTTGAATCCGGGCTGACTCGGATCGTTTGTTTCGTTTGCGGGTGGCGTCTTCGGATCGATCATCGCCGCTCACTATTTGCTGTGGCGTTCTCTTCAGTTCGGCCAGCAAGGATATCTGCCTGTCTCGCGGCATGCTCGATAAGATCCGGAGCAATTCCGAGTTCGGCAGCGATTGCATCATACTGATCGTTTCTTGTGACCACACGAACATCAATCACCTTGTGCTCATCTTTTTGATTCTGTGCTTCCATCGCGATCAGATTTCTGACGGCCGTTTGCTCGGCCCGATCGTCACCGCAATTCAATCCACGCTTGATCGCTGCGAGTGCATCAGTTTTCAGATCGTCGGTTAGCCAGCGGTTTTTGATTGCTCGCTCAATCATCCGCATTTCCCCCCTGACCCCCATTCACGCCCCTCTGGCTTCGTCGGGTTTCCGGATTGTCCGATTTTCAGATTCCAAAACGCCGGACTGTGTGTGTTGAAAAACGGGGCTTCCTTCGTCGCATAGAAATGATAAATCACAGGAAGAACCTAAAGCCCCGGCGGGGGGCGTGCCTACCGCGTCTGATCCTCGTTGATGTAGCACACACCCAAGGCAATCGTCTTCTTCTTGCCCGAACTGTGCGTCAACTCAACATCGAACTTGCCTTGCCATTGCCCAGGGCAACCAGTCATCGTGAGCCCTGTAGGCGCTGCAATCGTGACAGCCACAACTGTTGCGCTCACAACGCTCCCTGTGTTGGTGTAGACGACAGCGTCATCTGCGTCTCGAATTGTCAGGCGAACAGTCCAGCCTGTTGTGTAGTCTGTTGTCACTGTCCATTGTGCCCGTGGATTTGCGACTCCGTCATAATCATCGCCTTGCGTCAGCACGAGATTGCCTTGCACATTTGGCGACGCTACCTGTATCGCTTCGACACCTTGCAATGCAGCAAGAATTTCCTCCTGCTTGGCTAACGTCGCATCTCCACCACCACCACCTCCACCGCTCGGCCCCAACTCCAGCATGTTCGCAGTAAACTGGTAAACAGCACCGTCCTGCACGAGTCCCGTTGTCATTCGGGTGGCAAACGTTTCTATCGCCGTGATTTGCGTACCAACAGCGGAGTCCAGTTCCACTGCTCCTGTCAGCTTGTTCGTCGCCGGATCATACCCAGCGTCCGCGAAATCTTTAAGGTCGGTGGCTGATTGGGTGTCGCCTCCGATTTGCGTCACGTCAGCCGTCAGCACATCCGTGCCAAGGATCATGCTGTCAAACACCATCGCAGGCACAACCATCAGGTTCACTGGCGGCATCTGGTAGGTTGCTTTATTGACCGAGATTTGCAACCTTCCAAGTGTATCGACATCCGTCGTTCGCAGCACCAGCGTGTAAAACCCATTGGCAATAAACGTCAGTGTAGCTGCACTCGCAAGAGCAGTAAGCGTACCCCCATTCTTTGATATGCTCAGATCCCCGATGACGGCGGATGTGTTGTATTCCGCCCCGGCTGAATCGAGAATCGGCCCAACGATCAACGTCGCTGCTGTGCTTTGCTTAGCCCACATTATGATGATGCTCCAATAAGTAGGCGACGACGGCGATTGAACTGGACTGCGGATGATGATCTGCGGCGTGGTGCCATTTCGTAGGCGATGCCGCGACGTGATGCCAATCGGCAAATTTCGCGCGGCAGCACGGATCGTGCATAAATCCGCAAATCGTCAATCATTTTTGGCCCGCTGTAGTAGAACACTCCGCCAAACATGATTCGCCCAATTTCAAAACCGGAGGTAGCTGATGCAGAAATTGACGCATAGGAACCGATGAGCACATTGTCCACGTACAGCGTTGCCGTGCTACCCGTTTTTGTCACCGCGACATGATGCCACGCACCCAAAGTGGTCGCTGCTGATTCGATTCGCACTGCACCATTATGCACGACCGCTATTTTTCCCACGTCGTCGGACTGCACATAAAGACCTTTGACGGCGACACCTCCGCCGTCGCCTTGTCCGAGCAAATGCGCATACGCAGCTTGACGGAACCAAAACGACCAAGACCAGTCGGCGGTTAAATCGACCGAGTATTGAGTCGTGACGTAATCATTTGTCGCATCAAAATCTAGTGTATATCTGCCGCCAGAGACCACCCAATCCGTGCCAGCGTCCATATTTGTGAGCGTGCCATGATTGCCAAACCCACTCCAATCACGCAACGTCAATCCAGTCGGCCCCAGCCCCGGATTCCACGCACCGACGCAACCACGCCACAACTCTGGATAGAGCGGCTGTCCATCGCGTGGTGCGAAACCGTTGGCGTATGATCCGGGAAGAATCATCAGACGGTGTCCTCAATAGATTCTTCAAGCGGAGTCAGTGTGATCACTTGATTCGTGTCGGTGTTGTGAAACGCCGCACCGCTGCGATTATCGACGACCAAATTTAAGTATCGACCCTTCGGAAAAATGATACCCACCAGCGATTTCTGGACTGTCGATGTTGCTTGTGCCGTGCAAATGTGAGCACCCAGAAACTCCAATTGTTTCGTCGCTGCATCAATGTTGTTGGAATAGCCCGTGTAGGCCGCATCGGTGCCGCTTGTATTCCCGTCGCCTGCTCCTGTCGCGTCTTGCCATGCTCCAAACAGATTGATCGCGTTGCCTGCTGTGGGAGTTGCGGCCAGTTCAAAAGCCGCATTCACACGCCAGCGTTGTGCCCACTTGGTGCCCAGATCCAGCGTCACGGCTTGCCGACCGCCTGCACTCGTGCCGTTGCCGTTGGCAAGGCTTGCTAGTGTGATCGCTGCGTCACCGCTGCTGTTTTTGATCGTTTTGGCGGTGCCTGTTGACACCTTGAAAAAATCTGGCAGTGCCATTCGTTAGCTCCTACAGGCTGAGACCTGATTTGATGTGATGACTTGAGCAACCGTGGCCCGTGCGTCCATATCAATTGCCTGCTGCGATGTCACCAAGCCAACAGCAACCAGACCGGCCAGCATCCCCACGACTTCGGGCATGTCAAAATCAATCGGCCTGCCTGATTTAATCCAGTCGAGAAACGTAATGCAGATGCCTTTGATCTCGTCAGGTGTGGCCGCTGATTCGCGAGCGATTGTGATCTTGGCCCACACTCCATTGACCGATGCGTCATACTGGATATCCGCAGCGGGGACCGGTACGCGGATCGTCGGTGCAATCGCGGAGCATCGCTCGGCACACAGCTGATCACGAGACGCAAGGAAGTGACCGAGGGCTTCCGCATCGGATTCGATCAGTGCTTTAAGCTCTGCGTTTGTCATTCTTCCACTTCCCCAAAAATCAACAGCGGATCAACGAGTCCGCGTTTACTGCAACTGCTTCCAAACTGAATAAACCAGCCCGCCTGTTGCGTCCCAAACCCAACTCAGCACCACCGCAAGGCCATTCACAGTCTTTTTCATTTGTCGTCACTCAATCGGCCTTCAAGCCGTCCAACTGTTGTGCTGATCTCAGCGATATTTGCGTGCATGGTTTGTATCCGATCATGCAAGTGCGATCGGTCCTCTTTGCATTCTTTTAATTCCTGCGTAAACCAAATCCACATCTTCCCGACCGCGCCGCTGAGGACAGCACCAAGCGTTGTGATAATCCCCAAGATTATTTCTGCCGATATGTTCACCGCTGCAAATCTCCTGATGCTGTTGCGATTGGGTCGCCGTGCAAGTAATCCCACAGCCAGCCAGCAACCTGAATTGCCAACCGATACTGCGGAAACAAAATCGACAAGGCCATTCCAAGGGCTCCCACGATCATCCGGATCGCTTCTTCGCGGGATCGTGGCGGGGTTTTTGATCCGAGAATCTCAAGGCCGGTCGCAACTGATTCACTAATCTGGCGTCGCTTCTGTCGCTGCGCACGTGATTCCTTGAGAACTCCGGCCGCCAATGGTGCAACCTCGAACTCTCGCCAGGCTTCGGCTTCTATCCGGTAGGCGTCCCGTTGTGAAAAGGCTGCTGTCATTTGAACCTCAAAGTGAGATCTGGCGCACCGTCAAGTTCCAGTGTTATCCAGCTCAGATCATCCGCATGAGTCACGCCGCGGAGTGTCGTCGAAAGACTCACCCCGAACTTCTGGACGGAAACAGTGGCCCCGGGTGCGATCTGAACGCGGCCCGGAGCCACTGAGATTGTGCGATCCCCTCCCTTCCAACTTATTGCCAAACCGGAAGATGGAAAATCAACACTTTGCCTCGATAGGATCTGTGCAATCGATTGGATAACGCCATCTGGTGCATCTACGCTGACATCGAACAGCGAACCAAACGCAGGAGCCGGAAGCCCCTGAGACTGATGGAGATGAACCGCCAGTGCCGCTGCGATCACATCGGGAGTAAGCTGCGCGCCGGAGACGGCTGCGACAACTGGCGGTTCAGTTTCGAAGGTAGGAACGTTTTCGGCGTGGTCGTCGTCGTGGAGTGCATACAACTGTTCTGCTGACCAGGATTCCAGACCCCACGCTTGCCAGTGCTTTCCCTGATGTGGCCCGCCTGTTCTCAGATGCTTTAAGATTCGATCTTTCCCCGGGCGAGAACTCCCATCGAGCAGGACTCCCATCTTCCCCGCACTGCGATACTGAGCAGGATTCAGCAGCGTCAATTCTTGGTCCGTTGTGTATTCACGAGGGACGGAATCAATCACGCGGCCATGCAGTTCCAGAGCCTTTGCAATCGTGATGATGTTGTTTTGACTGCCACCGGAGGCAATAAACCGTTTTTTTGCCACTGGGCATGATGGACACCAAGGTTCCGACACTAGCCAGCGTTCTTTTACGGTCGCCTTCGTTTCGACGATGCCGGATTTCGCTGGTGGGCCTGCTTCAAATGTGATCGACGGAACAGCCTTCGGTTCCGGCTTTTCTGTCGTCACATCAACGACGAACTGCTGAGCCGATTCCGTCTGCACATCGACTTGAAATTGATCTGCCTGAAACAGCAGCAGAATCATGAGTAAGTACATGCTGCCTCCTGTCACGCTGAAGTCGATCGGACTGCCAAACCACCGTTACAAACTGCTTTGCTGCCACGCAAGACGCCAAGACCATGACGGCCCCAGCCAGGCCATGAGTTCAGAATCAACTGACCCCATGAGCCACGCTCAATTCTCACCCAGCGAAGTCCACAGACACTGTGCTGCCACCAGTTGTAATCTCGCGGCCCGGGGATGTTGTTGAATCCGCATGTTGCCACTTGAGCCATCGTCAGATTGCGATTCCAGACCTGACGAGTCAGATCAACCCAATCCTCTTCAATTTTGTATTTGGCCATTTCGGCCTTGAGTTCCGGCGTTACAAGTCGCAGGTTTCGCGAGTGCAAAGGCCATTGGCCCGGGGCTTTCCCTTCGATTGCCATGCCGTGTTCGGTTGCGAACTTCGCACCTTCGCCGCACCAGCCGCCTTCGTTCTGCCCTCGCTTGATGATCGCTGCGCCAGCGTGTGGATTGAACCGCACCATCGGCAGGTTGCGTCGTAGTCGATCCAGCATCATGGAGCTGCCGACCGAATAGTTCCAGCAATAGCCGTCGCCGTTCTGGTCGAGATTCTTGAACGCCGGAGTGCCGTTTGGACCGCTCAGATAGATGTGTTCAAGGCTCGACTGCGTTTCTTCCTGCTCATCAAATCTGGCATCCCATTCCGACTCCGGAATCAGCTTCATTTCTGATGGTGCCGCAAACATCGCTTCCGGATGTTGCTCATAATCGCGAGGCACAAGGCCGAATGAAACGCCTGACGGATGCGACAAGTTCGTCGCAGGTCCATCCGTTTCGATAATCGGAATGCCTTTGTAAGTCGCTGGCATTATTGGCCCCCGTATCGCTGGAGTGTATTCAGGGCCTCGGCTGCATTGGCCGGGTAACTTACGACAGTCGCTTTTCCGTTCACTTCGACAATCATGCAGGGGATCGCATTCAACTTTGGCTTAACCGCTTCCCAGAGTGCTGCAATCGTCGGCTGTTCGCCTGCGGTTGTCTGATGTGGATCGTACTCACGCCAGCCCGGCTGATTTCCTTCGCGCGTCGTCTTCGCATTCAGGTATTCGCGAATCGCTTTCGCCCCGGGAATAGCTGTCTGCTCAGCAGTGAGCGTTGAGCCTGATTCCTTCACGAAAATCACGCGAAACGACCGCACTGGTTCCGGCTCTGGCTCCACTGGAACGACCGGAACAACAGGGTCGATAGGCTTTGGAACATCTGGTTTGCCGCCATCACGAGTCGCAAAGAATACGATCGCAATGACGACCAGCCAAAAGCCAAGCGGATTGCTCTGCTGTGGCTCACTTGCCATCAATCACGTCCTCCGGCACAGTCGCGGCCTTCGTCAACAGCTTCGCAATCTCATCACGCAGCGGACTGGCTGGCATCCTATTGACGATGGCAACAAGAGCCTCGAGGACTTCAGCCTGCGTGAGCGAAGCAGGGGATCCGTCTGGAGACTTCACAAGCCCGATCAGTCGCAGGATCTTTTCGAGGCCTGGCAGCTTTGCGAGTTGGGCCGTCAACTGCTCCACGATCTTTCCGGGGCTCACAAGAAGAGCCAAGGCGATGATTGCACCGGTCTGCCAGTTGAGTTGGCTGAGGTCAATCTTGATGCCAGCCGCGTCTTCGGCAGTGCAGCCAGTCAGCAGCAGGACTGGGAGAATCCAAAGTAGCCTTGAGTCCACAGCTCACCCCACGACGCAACGCACGGCGCAATCTGAGGCCGCAGTCAGTCGACAGGGTTTTTAGAATGAAACTTTCAGTGTGAAAGAGTTGTTTGGTGTGTGCAGAGTACAAGAGCAATCAAAGTTGTCAAGGCCAGTTGAATGAGCTTGGCGTTGTACAGTATCCAAAAGCCAGATGTCCAGATGTCCCGACACTAAAAGAGAAAGACCTAAACAGGGAAGGAAAAGAGACAAGGAATACCCCCTAGAGAAAAAACCGGACATCTAAGAATGTATAGTATTATTTTTTTATTATTTATTGTCTTTTATGCTCTTTCTGGATGTCCCTAGATGTCCTGTACACTATTGGACATCAAGCCGTGTTTTGGGACATCTAGCCAGTTCTGGCGCATGAAAAAGCCCGTGTTGACAGTTACTGTCTAGCACGGGCTCCGGACATCTGGCTTTTTGGGACATCTACCCGGACATCTGCTGTACAGTATCCGGATCCTTTGGTTCTGCCTTTTTGTAAACCACCCGAAGACGCCCCGGGATAGCTTCGCTCACGATCTCAATCCGTCCTTCTGCCTGCAGTCCCTCGGCTGCTGACGTAAACTCAGATCCGCTGATCGACCGAAACTCTCGCATCAGGTCGCGACGTGAAATCGATCCGACTTTCAAAACGCAAGACTCCAGCACATGCCGAGCGCGTGCTGCTTGGGAGTCAACCACGTTTTCTCGAATGAGCCCGCACGCAACTCTGGCCAGCCAGTTTGCCAACCGGATGCCCCAGTCGATGTCTTGTTTTTCAATCAGGATAAACTGCCAATCGACTCGCCCGGGATCATCCTCAATTCTGGCTGCGCGATGAACCATTGCGAGTTTCATCGCCCGTGCGGCCACTCGCCCCCATATCGCAGCCCGTGACTCGCTCTCATGCTCCATGCGTTCGTCGATTGCGTCCGCGTGATGGTCCCAACGTTCCATAGACTGGCCAGCCATCTCAATGATTTCCGGCGCTGGCTTGTGCAGCAAACCCGACTCCGGAGCCCATTGTTGCCACGCCCTGACTACAGTCGAGATCTTTTCCGGCACTGGCAAAGCTCGAGCGGTTTTTCGTTTTGGGCGGTTTTGCACCGGCCAAAAGGCGATTCGCCCAAAAAGCCCGTCCTGAATTTGACGGCTGTCGATGGATTCGAACATCTGGCCGGTCGTCAGTCCCAACAAAACTAGGTGCGGTTGATCGACCTGATTGCGGATCCCGTCAGCATGCGCGGCCCCTCCGTAACAGCCGGCCGATTTTGAATACAGTTTCAGCAGATGAGTTCCGATTTGCTTTGCATGCCCATTGTTGCTTTTTCGGTCGATGATCGCTTCCAGCATCTTGCCAAACTCATCGCACACCCAAATACCACACGGCATTTCGTGAACAGCTTTCAGCAGCCCATTTCCAGATTGCACATCCGGAGGCAGCATCGGGACGGATCCGGCAGCACTGAAGATCTTGGCAATTGTTGTTTCGCATGCCTCTTTCCCGCTCGCTGTTGGGGCCATGATTACGTTGTAGTCATTGGTCCGCATATCCGTGTGACTTGCGATTCGTCGGCCAAACAGCGTCTCACAAAGACTGACTACTACTGCCAAGCCCATGACACAACTGGTCCTGTGGCTCGTTTGGCAGTAGTAGTCAAACACATCGCGAAGCAATCCGGATTTTGGGACAGAGTCCGCGCAGAATTGCTCATCGTCGAAGTCGTCGCCACGTTCTTCGCCAAGGAGTTTCGACAAATCGATGTCGGGATAATGAACCGGGACCATCGGCCGATTTGGTTTCGTTTCTCTCGCCGTGCCGTTCCGACCGCTTGAACTGATTGCTGCTTTCAGTTCTTCATCCGGCAGTGGCTTGGCGTTGTTGGCGTTCCATGTCCGGCAATAATCCAAAACTTGATCGTCGCTCAGGCGATGCCCGTCATGGTCGAAACTGCGAAGATGTCCAGCCAGTTGAAACGCTGACTGATTTCGGGAGCCTTCCCCAGCCTGCGGGACAGACTGCAGATAGGATTCGACGCGACTCTCGATCGAGCCTGTTTTTGTTAGTGGGACCAATGGCAGGATCGGCGATTCAAAAGGTTTCTTGTCTTTCGAAAGGAATTTTTCGCATAACCAATCCACTGCGGATTGACCATCGCCTATTTCATCCTGGCCGTTGTAGACATCACCGGTAATCGTCCAGAAGCGTCGATTGTCGTAACACTCAATTTGCCCGCCTTCCAGCTTATGGACGCACCGAGCTCCTGCAGGCTTTCGAGCTCGAGTCAGGATCTTAATGCCGTTCCCGGATGGCGAGACTTCCGCGAATCCGATTCCATCAAATCGGCACAAGATCTCGAGACACCATGGCTTAATGCCCTGATCGTCAAGACAATCATCGAGATCGATTCCGACCCATGGCGCAGAGAGCTCAAAGGCCAGCCCGCCATGAAACTGACTGGCATCGACAGCCACGTCGAACGATGTCCAAGTGGTTTCATCATTCGACTTTGCCGCCCTGCCATCAATCTGACAAGGAATCTTTGTGTCGCCAATCAATTTCCAGCAATGCCACTGATTGACGGCTCGAAGTTCTTCGGGAGTCCGTTCGTACATTGAAACCGCCATCAAAAAGGAACGTCATCACCAACACCAGAAAACTCACTGAACGATTCTTCGTCGGTCTCTTCATCCCACTCTTCCGGCCGTTCGTCAGTGAACTCACACGACTGAATCCGGGTATATTTTCCGTCCTTGATTGTCGTGAGTTGTGCGGCCATTCGAGCGGCCCCGCAATTCAGAAGGCTCAAGGCTTCGTCGACCGTTGACGGGACTTCGCTAATTGATCTGGCCTGCCACCAAAGACACGCTTTGACTCTCGCAAAACCCTCGTGCTCAATGCACACCCACTCGCTGTTCTTTGTCTTCAACAATCCGTTTTCACTGTCAACTGGCCTGCACTCGTAATCAATCCGCAAAGTTGGTGGTGCGTCTGGTTCTCCACGCTTTGTGTGTTTCGCCCAACTGGCTGAAACTACAGTCCAGACCTCCGGAGGTGTCTGACCGGTCAGTTGCGAAGATCCGTCAGAAGAGCCCTCATGATTCACTGGGAAAATGAATCCACACTCACACGCTCGAGCATTCGAAGCAACATCAAGCCCGCATGCTGGGCATGGTTTTCCACGTCCATTGAGAGCCGCGGCTCTGGCAGCCTGACCGCGTTTTTCTTCGGACGCGCGGCCGAAATTGCGATCGTCAATCGATCCATGGCGTTTGATGTTCTCGCCAAAGTCGAGGATCAGACAATTTGTTTTCCCGGGATGAAGTCGCAGGCCACGCCCAACAATCTGAGCAAATAGCCCAGGGCTCATTGTCGCTCTCATGATCGCAATGGCGTCAACAGACTTGGCATTGAAACCAGTAGTCAAAACATCGCAGTTCACAAGCCAGCGCAGGTTCTGACTCTTAAAGTCACTGAGAATTCCACTGCGTTCGATTGGCAGTGTTTCACCAGTCACCAATCCAACCCGCTCGCCAGTCTGCTCTTCCAAAATCCTGACTACGTCTTCAGCATGCTTTACCCCAGAGGTAAAGACCAAAACCGACTTTCGATCATGACACTTGCCCACAGTTTCAAGGCACGCCGCCTTGACGTTGTCGACCATCCCAAAAACCGACTGCATGTCCGATTCGATAAACTCGCCGCCTCGAGTCTTAATGCCTTCAGTGTCAACTTCTGCGTCGGCCGGCTTGTTTGTGATCGGGCACAAAAAACCCTGTTCGATCAGATCACCAGTGAAGGCTTCATAAACGATCCTTTGAAACAGTTTCGTTCGTCCACACAATGGACCTTCACCTGTTCGGAATGGCGTTGCCGTCAGTCCCGTGACTCTACAC